CAATGCATGGGTCTACGGCGATGCAGGGGTCTCCGGCAATGCATGGGTCTCCGGCAATGCAAGGGTCTACGGCGATGCAGGGGTCTCCGGCAATGCAAGGGTCTCCGGCAATGCAAGGGTCTCCGGCAATGCAAGGGTCTCCGGCAATGCATGGGTCTACGGCGATGCAGGGGTCTCCGGCAATGCAAGGGTCTCCGGCGATGCAGAGGTCTACGGCAATGCAAGGGTCTCCGGCGATGCAGGGGTCTATGGCAATGCAGACTATACAACCATTCATGGTTTCGGCACTCAGTTCCGTACAACTACATTCTTTCAGTGCGAAGATAAGCAGATCAGAGTATCTTGCGGTTGTTTCTTAGGAACAATTCCAGAGTTCCGCGAACAGGTAAAAAATACCAGAGAGGGCAAAATTGCGGAAGAGTACCTTATGATTGCCGACCTGATGGAAAAGCATTTTGTAAAAGAAAAAGAAAGTGGTGAATAATTATGACCCCAGAAGAAGTAAACCTTTACGTCAAAGAAAATGCAGAAGTTCATCAGTTCGCTGCAGAGGTTGCAAGAATCATATCAGGCATTCCACAGATGCCGGAATTCTCGTCAGAAATTCTGACCGTAGCCGACGCGAGCCAATTGATCGGACTTCCTGTAACATCAATCCGAGCAGGAATTGTATACGGATGGCTGCCGATCGGGACTGCTATCCAGAATAACAAGCCAGCAAAAAGCCTTTCCGGTGGCAGGATCACATACATCATAAGCCCTAGGAAAGTCTATGAAGTGACCGGACATGTCTGGAAAGGCAAAGCTGCTCTTAATAAGTGAGTGCCCCGGAGGGAGCCAACACCTCCACCCCGGAGCTTTGCACCCACTAAAACGCCTTAGTGGATACAGGTTATTTATAAGCCTCTATCTGCTAATTGTAAAGACAAATAAGGAGAAATTAGCACGATATGAGTGAAATTAAAAACGAAAATCAGCCAACATGGGCTGACATCGAAGTAGCACTTGCGACTGAAATTGTCGAGGAAAGTAAGAAAAAATCAAGGAGATGGTTCACAGCGTGGGTTGTAACAGCAGCTGCACTGGTAGCAAGCAACCTTGCGTGGATCATAGGAGGTATCAGTGAATGAAAAACATCATCTGCGCCGCACTGATCGGAGGTTTTTCCACATTCCTCCCATTCTGGCAATGGGGCGGATCGGGCAGACAGCTTTTTGCGGCGGCAATGACTACGATGATTGTATATGGAATCCTCTGGGATATTGATACGCCAGAGGGAAAGGCGAATGAAAATGTATAAGAAAGAGATTGACGAAATTTACGAACTCTGTAAAAGAGTTGCAAATGAAGTTCCGACAGCAAACGCCTCGTTCAATTATTCAATTTATGGCATGAGTGTATGTGGACTTAGAAGGAAGGAAGATGTTAATCTTCCCGAAGACAAATTTAAATGGGATTTGTATCAGAGTGTATCTTTTAATCCATTTTACGAGAAAGAGAGTCGTGAAAGTCTCAAAATAATCAAGACTTTCTTACTAGAACTTCTGATAGATGGGAGGTGCCCGTTAAATGTTGAATCAGACAGAGCTGAAGCTCCTGCCGACAATGGAACTGATAACAACAGCGAACGTGCTTCTGGAGGAGCTGAACAGGCGGAAAGCGTACATTCTTGATTGGGAGAACCCGGATATGTATCTGAATCATCTCGAATATCATTGCGCTGGTGGAATCTTTCCAAACGGCGAGCAGAATCCGGCGAGAGGAGATGGCTCTGACAATGTTTACTGTTTCTTTAGCGAGGTGAGAAAAGATGCAGGAGAGAATTGATGAAATCCTTGCCCTGATAGACGAGCAACTTTCCCTTGTAGCTGATAACTACATCGAGAGTTCATACAAGGCGAGGACGCTGGCGAGCTACGTACAGGCTCTGAACGGGCTTTTAACGGCTCAGAAATCGTATAAGGAGGAAAATATCGGTGAGTGAATTTGAAATCCGTATTCCGGCAAGGAAGAAGCAGCCTGCAACCGACAAGGACAACCCGGTTGTGAAAGTATCAACAGTTGCATACAACGCACTGGTTGAAATCTATAACGAATCAACCTTATCAATGAAAGATATCGCAAGTTTGCTGATTATTGAGGGCAGTAAACATGTGGTTTATGACAAGGAGGAATAGAAGTGAATATATATGAGAAGTTAGGTATTATTCAGTCAAAGCTGAAAGCCCCTAAAGGACAGTACAATTCTTTCGGGAAATACAAATACAGAAGCTGTGAGGATATTTTGGAAGCTGTAAAGCCTCTCCTGACAGAAACAAGAACTGTATTGAGCATCACCGACCAGATGGAAGCTGTTGGGGACAGGATTTATGTCAGATCAGAAGCACACTTGAAAGACTGTGATGATACTGGCGAAATCGTTACAGTTGCTTATGCAAGGGAAGAAGAATCTAAGAAAGGCATGGATTCTTCGCAGGTAACAGGCGCAGCTTCATCTTATGCCAGAAAGTACGCTTTAAACGGACTGTTCTGTATTGATGATAACAAAGACAGTGATTCTACTAATACAGGAGAGAAAGAAAAAACGTCCGGCAGGAAAGCGGAATCGTCAAAAGAAACCGAGATGATTAGTTCCGAGACTACTATGTCAATCAAATACATTATTGATAAGTACCCGGAAGCCAAACTTTTAGAACAGATCAAGGCTCGTTTCAAGGTAAATGACATTAAGTCACTTACAAAAGAGAAAGGGCATAAATGTCTCAAAATGTTAATTGACTATGACAAACAGCATGTAGAAAAGGAGTAACAGCATGAATAAAGTAATTCTTACAGGAAGATTTACACGTGATCCGGAAATCAAATATACAAATGACGAAACATCTATTGCGAGATTTTCTATTGCAGTGAACAGGAGATTTGTAAAAGAAGGTTCTGACCAGAAAGCAGATTTCTTGAATTGCATCGCTTTCGGAAAGTCGGCAGAATTTATCGAGAAATATTTTTCTAAAGGAATGAAAGCGGATTTATCCGGGAGAATCCAGACCGGCAGCTACACCAATCGCGATGGACAGAAGATATACACAACAGACATTGTTGTAGAAGAAATTGAATTTGGTGAAAGTAAAAGTGCTAATCAGAGTCAGTGCAAATCAGAAGCTCCACGTCCAGAAGCCGACCCGGACGGATTTATGAATATTCCAGATGGAATTGATGAGGAGCTGCCGTTCGCATGATACAAATTGACAGTAGGGAACATCAGAAAGTTATTGATGGCATTAAGAAAGCATTTGATGTAGTAGGAGAAAAATGGTTCGTGTCAAAGCTTTACGTCGGGGATTACATGAATTATGACAACCCCAGGTTAGTTGTTGACCGAAAGCAAAATCTCTCCGAATTATGCGGAAATGTCTGCCAGCAGCATGAGAGATTCCGTGCCGAGATTATCCGGGCAAATGAAGCAGGGATAAAACTCGTGTTCCTGTGTGAGCATGGAAAAGGGATTGAAAAACTGGACGATGTTCTCTGGTGGGAGAATCCCCGGGCGAAGAAAAGAGTTAAAAAAAATGGCGTCTGGGTAGAACAGGAACAGAAAGTTATGCACGGAGATGTCTTATATAAGATTCTTTGCACGATGCAACGCAAGTATGGTGTTGAATTTCTGTTTTGCGACAAGAAAGACACTGGCAAAAGGATTTTGGAGATTCTGTCAAATGGATAAAGAAACAATTAAACAGCAGAACAGTATGAGAGATGTTCTGAGCAGATACGGAATGGTTCCGAACAGAGCCGGATTTATAAATTGTCCTTTTCACCCGAAAGACCGCACTGCATCCATGAAAATCTATAAAGACAGCTATTATTGTTTCGGTTGTGGTGCAACAGGTGACATATTTACATTCGTCCAGAACATGGATAATTGCGATTTTAAGACAGCTTTTACCATACTTGGGGGGACTTACCAGAAACCGGATTTCTCTTCCAGAATGGCAATATATCATCATCGGAAGCAGATGGAAATGAAGCGTAAAGAGGAGCAGAAAAAAAAGGCCGAATTGGATGAATGCTTGTCTGATATTGACTTTTATCGGGCGGAAATCGAGCGATGGAGTCCTCTTTCTGACAGATGGTGTGAAGCATGGAATGCACTTCAAAAAGCACTGTACCTGCATGGAGAATTGAATGGTATACCGTATTAGAAAAGAGGTGATATAGATGGTTCCTTTGAACAAGTTGGATTCGAAATCCATCATGTCTCGGGAAGTGCTGGATGAGGTGTTCAATCAGGAGGATGAGATTTACAGGGCTGAACTGTTGGCCAGCCTTGCGCTTCGAGCATCTGAATTGAGGTGCAAAACAGAGTTTACAAGCGTGGTAAACGCATACAAAAAAGTGCAAAAAGATATAAAAAGGCAAGAACGGGAAGACATCCAGAGGCAATTAAAAGAAGCTAGCCTTGTAGAACACTATACGAACTTTACGGATAGTCCATATGATAGAATGGCCTGCGGAAACTGGATTGCAGCAGATGATGGAATTTGCACTTGGAATTCTACTACTGGAATAACAGATGTTAGGGCCTGCTATCATCCTATATTGCCGGTTGAACGCCTAAAAAATATTCAGACAGGTGAGGAGCAGATAAAAATTGCCTTTAAACGTAACAATAGATGGCAAGAGATTATTGTTCCAAAAGATGTCGTAGCAACTGCGTCCAAGATTGTAGGGCTATCCAAGAACGGGATAGCTGTAACATCAGAAACTGCTAAACACCTTGTAAGGTACTTATCGGATGTGGAAAATCTGAACGATGAGTACATAGAAATACAATATTCGTCCGGAAAGCTTGGATGGATTGGAGACGGTTTTCTGCCATACAGTGAGGAAATCATATTTGATGGGGACGCGAAGTTCAGGCAACTTTTTGAAGCCATTCAGGTAAAAGGAGATAGGGAAGCTTGGTATGAGCATGTAAAAAAGATCAGGCAGCAGGATAAATTCGAAATTAAGTTTATGCTGGCAGCGTCTTTCGCCAGCGTTCTGATTAAGCCACTGGATGCACTTCCATTTTTTACCGATTTATGGGGCCTTACTGGAAACGGAAAGTCTGTTACCCACATGCTGGCCGCTTCGGTCTGGGCGGATCCGTCCGAAAACAAGTATATAGGAAACTTCAAGAGTTCGGATGTTGGCCTGGAAGTAAAAGCTGACATGCTCAATAATCTCCCCCTTATCCTTGATGATACAAGCCAGAAGGATAAGAAGATTGAGGAAAACTTTGAGCGAATCGTGTATGATCTCTGTTCCGGTCAAGGAAAAACCAGGTCCAACAAAGAACTGGGGTTAACAAGAGAAAGCACGTGGAAGTTGTGTATCCTCACAAACGGTGAGTATCCATTGCAGTCCTACGTGAACCAGGGCGGCGCTGTAAACCGTATCCTTGAAGTGGAATGCACGCATGATAAGTTGTTCGAAAATCCGCAAGATACTATTGATATTCTTAAGAAAAACTATGGCTTTGCTGGGAAAGACTTCGTGGCGGCGCTGGAAGAAATGAGTGTTGATAAGATTAAAAATATCCAGCAGGAGATTTTGAAAAAAATCGCATCAGACGATAAAACGGATAAACAGCTACTTTCCTTATCAATTGTTCTGACTGCAGATAGAATCGCCACAGATATGCTTTTCAAGGACATGCAGTATATTGATATACAAGATGCCAAAAACACTCTTGCTGATGTATCAGATGTATCTCCGAATGAACGTTGTTATGAGTACCTGGTGGATATGATTTCTATGAATGAGCAACGTTTTGACGTTGATACGCCTTGTGAAAAATGGGGGGATCCCATTGAAAAAGATGAAGAAATGAACCGATTAGTGTACTTCTATCCCACTGCGCTCAATAATATCTGCAAAAATGGCGGATATTCCAAAAAGGCGTTTTTGTCATGGGGCATGAAAATGGGGCTTGTTATTTCCAATAATAAGTACGGTAACGTTCTGAAGAGAGAGTCAGAAAGCAGGAATCCAAAAAAGTTTTGCTGTTTGAAAGTGGTGAGTGATCTTGATGGATACCTGGAAGAGCAAAAAGCGAGTTTGTTCCAGATATCGGATCCGGTATTCGATTAATTTGTAACCGAGTAACCTTGTAACTTTTCGAAACGTATATATATAGATAGAAAAATAAAAATATGAGAATGAAATTATTTTTTTCTCCTATATAGGAAATGTGTGAGTTACACGGTTACACGGTTGCAAACACTACAAACCCGCATAAATACTGGCTTTTTTTGTAACCCAAATGAAACCGGATTTTTCAAATAGGTTACATATAAGGGAGGTGGAGGATGAAAGTAGAAGCAAAAGATATTCCTATCATACAAAGTTTCATGACGGAATATTGGAAAGCTATAAAAGAATTCTACTCAGCAGAGCTTACAGATGAATATTCCAGCAAAGTCTATGATACCTGCACAGAACTGGGAGAACTAGCAGGGACATGTCCGGACGAGAATGACAAACAATTCTTACTTGACAACATAAGAGCTTTTCATAGACTTCTTAATTCTAAACAGAGAGGAATGAGAAAAAATGTACAAACAGAAGTATAAAGAAGGTCAGCAGATCCACAAAGACATATATCTGTACATCTGCCGGTATATCAAAGAACATCGGTACGCGCCGTCCTATAAAGAGATTGCTGATGGTGTCGGTGTATCAAACGCCACGGTGCTTCGTCACATGGACATGCTGCGAACAGATGGGTTGATTGAAACAGATCACCCGAAAACACCGAGAGCGTTCCGGCTGACGGGATATGAATTCGTACCAAGGAGGAAGAAGCATGAAACTGTATGAGCTGTTCAAAGGCACTGAGTACGTTGGAGAGTTCACTCTTGACGAGATCATAAGCATCACAGGAGCGCATCGAAGCGCACTGCTCAACAGCGTGGCACATGGCGTCCTCGTAAATGACTTGTGGGACGTCTCTCCGGCTTATGATCGGACTTTGAACCGAAACGATGATGGCTCATTGCTCAAGCAGTTTGAAGCCGTTACAGGGCAGATTAGGAGGTGCGTGAAGCGTGAGCAGTAAACTTAAAGCAAAGCCACGAAAGCAGAGACTTCCTCTAGCTCAGCCCAACCAGGCAGCTCAAGCGTTCGGACGGGCAATGATTAACTGCCATAGCCAGATCAAAAGCATGGAGAGAGAAGCTTATGAGAATGGATTCAACGATGGAGAAGATTGGGCTGATACGATTAATGTTGTTACGACCATGATGGCCCTGAGACGTTTATATGGCTTTTCTACGAAACGTTTACTCACGGTCATGCAAACTGCCAATGAGTACGTTAAAATGGCAAATAGGGGCGAAATGAGCGTCCTAAGCATGATGCAGGACATTGAAGAGAACACAGATGTAATATTTGATGAGATGAATAAGAATCTGGTTAAGAAGATGGGAGTTTAAAATCATGTACTAACTGCACAATAGCGTGACAGTTGCTTACATGGGGAAAGTGAGGATGTAAAATGTTAATCAGAAGTCAGGACAAGGAAATTTTAGCTAATATGGAAGGTCCGATTGCTATAGAGATTTTAAGCGACGGTAAGGGACATGCAACCATGTATTGGAAAGATAGCTATGTGCTTGGGACTTATTCATCGAAGGGAAAAGCAATCAAAGTACTGGATATGATTCAAGAAGCATACATGGAATACAAATCTGGTGAAATTGTTGGCAATGGGCTGGCGAGTTCAGCATACACAGGAAGCTATAATACAAAAGAAAGTGTGGCACATGGAATTGCTGTATTAAAAGGCTATGGAAATGAGATAAGAAAATCAATCCTGTTTCAGATGCCGGAAGATTCGGAGGTGGAAGTATGAGCGATAAAAGTAAAATTTACGATTACATAAAAAGAACAATAAATCCATACGGAAAACCTTTTGAAGGAACGGCTTATGAGTTCGGGCTTAAAATCATGGATTATATCGAAAATATGGATGACGAGAAAGAAAATGGTTGGATTTCGGCCGGCGAGAGATTGCCGGAAGCAAGCGGCACGTATCAAGTGACTTGCATGGACGGAAGAATATATCGTTCAACCTATGCGAAATTTCAAAGCAAGTTGAAACGCTGGGAGCTAACTGGTGCTAGGTCATATTGGAAAGTCACAGCATGGCAACCACTTCCAGCACCGTATAAGGAGGGCTGAACATGGTAAAAATAACACAATGCCAAGGTAATGGGCAAGGAACCTGTAAGAGATGCAATGACAAGGGAATCTGGAACAGAGAATGGATGTGTTTCCTATACAGAATAGAAGGACTTGAAGGTTGTTACTGTAGAGAATGTGTAAAGGAAATAATGCGTGAGGAGGAAAAATCATGATCACATTCATATTAGGATTCACCCTTGGAATCATAGTCGGAGTAACTGGTCTTGTGTGCGTGGCAATCATGTACGACAAACACCACCCGGACGATTAGAAAGGAGCAACAGTATGCTGACAAGGAATAAAAAGCTGAAAGACTACGGTATTCCGGCAGAAGACATTGAAAAACTGAATACGATGCTGAAAGACTTCCCGGCAGAGTACGGATACCTGCTTTCCGGTGCCGCCTTGTCAGCTTGCCCGGAAAACACGGTGATAGCGGATATGGTTATTGAAAATATCCTACACCGGAAAAGCTACAGGAAAATCAGCAAAGAAAGATATATCCCAATGAATCCGAAAGACTTCTACGGATACAGGCGCAAGACCGTCGCTGTATTGTATGAGAGAATGCGGTTATTGGGAGTGTGGGAGGAGGAATAAAAAATGTGCCTTGTATGGTTGACAATTATGTTTGTTTGTTGGATTTTAGGTGCAAAAATATCAGATATTAATGTTGCAATGATAGCAATTTTCTATATTGGCGATTGCATTTCTGACCTTGCAAAAGCAATTGAGAAGAGGAGTGAAAAATGAAATTAATTGATTTAATAGCAGCAATTGGCGGCGATCCCAAAAGCGAAGATAAAATCCAGATATGCCACCCGGGAAGAAACTGGGATAATTATGATACATTCAATGCCGGTTCGAAGTTGCTAAAACCATTTTATAACTTGAAAGTAAGCTGCCTTTCAGCGATAGAAACGGATGTGATTAGAGTTGACTTGGATTTCAATGAGAAAGAGGGTGAAGTAGATGAGCAGACTGATTGATGCAGACGAATTAATTAAATACATCAAAATCTGGGAAATTGGCACAAGTATTAGTTCTGACCAGAAAGAGTTTATTGATTGCATTAATAAACAGGCAACAGCTTTTGATGTGGATAAGGTTGTTCAGCAGTTGGAAACAAGAAAGACAAAAACTGCTGCATTACAGGAAGAAAATACATCAGATTATTTCGAGGGTGAAACTGATGCGTTTGAATTTGCACTTAAAATTGTGAAAGGCGGTGGAGTTGAATGAGTAATGTATCAGTTGAGACATTAGAAAATTTAAAGGAATCTATGGTCGGAAGAAGATATAAGCACTTCAAAGGAAGAACCTATGTTGTCACCGATATTGCAGTCCATACAGAATCTAATGAAATCATGGTGATCTATAAGTGCTTTGCAGACCCACTTGTAACATGGTGCAGACCGTTAAGTATGTTTGCAAGTGATGTGGACAGAAAGAAATATCCAAATGTAAAGCAGAAAAGAAGATTTGAACCACTTTCTAAGATACAGGAGAAATCAGATGAGTAAAGGCAAGGACATTTCAACCATGTTTACAAAAGAAGAAAATAAAAAGAATGGAAGACTCAAATATAGACTGGCTACCAGAGAAAAGAAAGATGTTATCAGTCCGTCACAATATGGAGCATTCTTGCAGAAGTGTCAGATCAGACTTTGCTTTCTATGAGGCATCAGAACTCCTCGGGACAAAAGAAATGACAGTAAGAGAGTTTATTGAGCGGATTGCAGATGTTTGTAGATGCATCAAAGCTGGCAGTTGAGAAGTTGAAAGAGGTGAAGTAGATGGAGAGATTAACAGAAAGATATGATATTACACCAGACGGAGAATCAGATGTCTGGGTTAAACAGCACGATTACATTTCAGCGGCGCGAAAGCTTTGCGATTATGAAGATTTAGAAGAACAGGGCTTGCTTGTGAGATTGCCGTGTAAGGTTGGAGATATAATGTTTAGGATTAATAAGGGTGCTAAAAATCCTATCATCGAATTAACAGTAACGCAAATTAACATAACAAGAAGGTCATACAATCTGGAAGTAATTGATAGAGATTGCGGCGAGTTAATGTGTTTCAAAAATGATATTGGCAAGATAATATTCCTCACCCGTGAAGAAGCTGAGAAGAAACTAGAGGAGATTCAAAATGACAAGACCTGAGATTACAGCAAAACTATCAGCAATGATTGAAAAGAAAATCAATCCTCACAATGATCCACGTATTTATTGGGCGGAAGAAGTGACATTCGATTATTCAACAGATCATGCGGTCAGAGTGGATTATATGCGGTTCGTGCCAGCAAATAATAGTGTGTCCGGGATAGAAAAAGGTGACTGCTATTGTTATGAGGTTAAATCATCAGCTGAAGATTTTCATTCTGGTCATGGGTTGAATTTTGTTGGCGATTATAACTACCTGGTTATGCCGACAGATGTATACGCTGCGGTATCCCTTGAAATTCCACATTATCCAATGCGTCGTAAAACCCCTTGCTTCAGTTATGGGGATATAAGACGCGTCCATCGAATTTATGCAAGTAATTGAAGATGGACAAAATAGTAATTGTATTAACTAATGAACTATAGTATAATATAAATATGAACACAACATATAAATCAAACAACAATGTCGTCTATTCCTGTAAATACCATGTAGCATGGTGTCCAAAGTATAGACGAAAAGTATTAATTAACGGTGTGGACGTCCGGCTGAAGGAGCTGCTCACAGAGTATGCTACAAATCTTTCTGTAGACATTCTGGAAATGGAGATCATGCCAGATCATGTTCATATGCTTTTGGAAGTAGATCCTCAGTTTGGCATCCACAAAGCTGTAAAGTCATTTAAAGGCTATACGTCCAGAATTTTAAGACATGAATTTCCCTATCTTAAAACGAAAATGCCGACTCTCTGGACAAACAGCTATTTTGTATCGACGGTGGGCGGTGCTCCGCTGGAAACAGTAAAACAGTATATTGAAAACCAGAAAACATCGCAGAGACAAAAGGATAAGATGGGATAATGCAAAAAGGAATTAAATTTAGAATCTACCCGAACAGAGAACAGAAAAACTTCATCCATCAGACCCTGGGATGCTGCCGGTTCATCTACAACCGGGGACTTGCCATGCGTAAGGAAGGCTATGAAAATGGGGAAAAGATCGGCTATTCCCAGACTTCCGCCATGCTGACTGAACTGAAAAAGCGAGAGGAGTTTGCCTTTCTGAAAGCAGCAGATTCCATTGCATTACAGCAGTCTTTGCGGGATCTCGACCGGGGATTTGTGAATTTCTTTGAGAAACGGGCTTCCTATCCAACCTTCAAAAGTAAACATAACCGGTTCCAGTCATACAGAACGGTAAATCAAAAAGATAATATTCGTATTGTGGGAAGATATATCAAACTTCCGAAACTTGGATTTGTTAAAATACGGCAGTCGATGGAAGTGGAAAAGATTAATCACGTGATCATTGAGCACACACCGGCTGGAAAATATTTTGCGGTTTTAAATGTTGATTTTGAACCGGAACCACGCTCAAATGCTGGCGGAACGATAGGGATTGATGTCGGAATCAAAGCGTTCTACTCCGACAGTAATGGAAATACGGTATCAAATCCCAGATATCTGGAACGCTCAATGCGAAAACTCATAAGAGAACAGCGCAGGCTTTCCCGAAAACAAAAAGATTCCTATAACCGCGAGAAGCAGCGGATCAGGGTGGCAAGAGTGTATGAGAAAGTAACCAATCAGCGGAATGATTTCCTGCAGAAACAGTCAACGATGCTGGTGCGTGAAAACCAAACCATCTGTATTGAAGATCTGAATGTTAAGGGGATGATCCGGAATCATAAACTGTCAAAATCGATAGCGAGTGTTTCCTGGGCAAAATTTTTTGAAATGCTGAAATATAAAGCTGGCTGGTATGGAAATGAAATTCACAGAGTACCAACGATGTATCCGAGCAGTCAGACCTGCAGCTGTTGTGGCTACAGAAATCCACGGATAAAAAATCTGGGCATTCGTATCTGGGAGTGTCCCAAATGCCATGCGGTTCATGACCGGGATACGAATGCAAGTATCAATATTCTGAAAAAAGGACTGCAGATGCAGTCTGCATAAAGATAAAAACTGTACCGTAGGGCATACGGGAACAGTATAAATATAGCTTGTGGACACTGTGTAAGACATTGCAGTACCGTAAGGTGTTTGCCAATGCAGTAGTGGGAGAAGCAAGAATCCCCCTACTTTAGCTGTGGGGAGTGTCAAGGGGTGTCCGGGAGATCAGGGCGAGGTAATCAGAAAATTACAAAGTAATGAATAAAATTAGAGAGTCGGTATTTACCGGCTCTCTTTTAACGCAAAATTCCTCAAACATGTACCACAACTTTTTGAAGGTTCTGTGGTAAAATATACTCAGAAGTAGTATTATGGGATTTTATAGCCAATTGGAGGCAAATTCAATATGAATGTTCAAGAAATTAAATTAAAAGACATAAAACCGTATGGAAAGAACCCAAGAAAAAATGATGATGCAGTTCCTTACGTCGCTGAAAGCATAAAACAATTTGGCTTTAAAGTTCCGATTGTTATTGATAAGAACAACGTAATTGTTGCTGGGCATACCCGATACAAAGCAGCAAAGAAACTCGGATTCAAGAGCGTACCATGTATTATTGCCGATGATTTGACAGACGAACAGATAAAAGCTTTTCGCTTGGCTGATAATAAAGTATCTGAAAAGGCAGAATGGGATTTAGATTTGCTGGACAGCGAAATCGAAGAAATATTCGATATTGATATGACTGATTTTGGCTTTGAACTCGAATCAGAAGAACTAGAAGCTGAAGAAGATGAATACCAAGGAACCGTTCCAGAGGATCCTGTCACTCAAAAAGGTGATATGTGGAAGCTGGGGGAGCATATACTTTTATGCGGAGATAGTACATGTATCACAGATGTCGAGAAACTAATGTATGAAGAAAAAGCTGATATGTGCTTCACTGATCCGCCTTATGGATATGAATATCAAAGTAACTTAAGAAAAAAAAGCAAGAAGTTCGACGTCATTGAAAACGATGATAAAATATTAGATTTTTTTCCAAGCATACAACTTGTGTGCAATGGTTTTATATTCATATGCACGACGTGGAAAGTATTAGATAAATGGATACCGCTATTTAAAAAATATCATGATTTAACAAACATGATTATTTGGAACAAAGGCGGAGGCGGAATTGGTGACTTGAAGCATACTTTCAGCACTGACTACGAAGTTATACTATGCACAAATAATGGCAAGGAAATAACTGGGAAAAGAATCGGTTCCGTATGGACTATAAAAAAAGATTCTTCTTCCGAATACGTTCACCCTACGCAAAAGCCAATAAAGTTGTCTGAATTTGCAATAAGGAACACAACAGAACGTGGAGACATTGTTCTTGATCTATTTGGAGGTTCAGGATCCACATTGATTGCTTGCGAGCAGATGGACCGCAGATGTAGGATGATGGAATACGATCCAGCTTATTGCGACGTGATAGTAGACAGATGGGAAAAATTCACAGGAAATAAAGCAAAATTAATCAGAGGGGTAGAAGGAAATGAATAGCAAATGGCGAATGAAAAAAACTTAAGACCTGGAAGCATGCAAAGCAAGAGCGAAGTTAGAGAAAACGGAAGGAAAGGCGGAATCGCCTCCGGGCAGGCTCGCCGCAGGAAGAAAACCCTCTCTGAACTTGCGAAAATGATAGCTGACAATCCAGCACCCGACAATGCTCGAGCAAAGCTCGCCAAAATGGGAATATCCGACGAGGACGCAAACAACAACGCTGTTGTAGCAGCATCTATATATGCAAAGGCCATCAAAGGCAATATGCAAGCAGTGGACAAATGGGAACAGTTAGTAGCTGTTTCAAAATCAGACGAAAGCAAATATGAACTTCCCGCCAGAGTACTCGGCAAGGCATATGTGGACATTAACCGGCAAATCAAGCCTAATATCGAATATGTATTCGAGGGCGGTCGAGGCGGTCTGAAATCTTCTTATGTGGCTTTTAAAATTGTTGAGCTTATCAAGAATAATCCTCAGATGCATGCCTGCATTACAAGGCAGGTAGCTGGAACTCTGAAAGATTCCGTATATGCTAACATGAAATGGGCTATAAACGAACTTGGACTGATGGAAGAATTTGAATGTAAAGTTTCGCCACTTGAGATCAAGTATATTAAAACAGGGCAGACAATATACTTCCGTGGTCTGGACGATGAAACCAAGTTGAAATCTATTAAGCCGGAGTTTGGCTACATCGGAATCCTCTGGAAAGAAGAAAAAGATCAAATGAAGGGAGATGCCCAGGAACGTTCCGTTAATCAGTCAGTACTTCGTGGCGGTGATGAATCCTATGATTTTTCATCATATAATCCGCCAAAATCGAAATCAAACTGGGTAAACAGGATTAAACTGGTACCTAACCCGAAAAGAGTTATCCATCATTCAAGTTATCTGGAAGCCCCGGCGGAGTGGCTCGGGCAGAAGTTTATTGACGATGCAGCACATCTGAAAGAAATCAATCCAGAAGCCTATGAGCATGAGTATTTGGGTGTTCCGAATGGTGACGGTGGAAATGTATTTGAGTATCTGGAGATTAGAGATATTACGGATGAAGAAATTAACCGCATGGATCGCATTTTCGCTGGCGTAGATTATGGATGGTACCCGGATGCCTTCTGCTATCTCCGAACTTATTACGATTCTGCCAGAGAGAAAATATATCTGATTGACGAATTGTATGTAAATAAATGGAGCAACTCCAAGACCGCTGATTGGATTAAGAAAAAAGGCTATGACGATTACACAATGATATGTGATTCTGCGGAACCTAAGTCCGTGAACGACTTCCGGGATGCAGGACTTCCTGCCAGAGGAGCAATTAAGGGGCCGGGAAGTATCGAGTATGGTTTTAAGTTCTTACAGACTAAGACACTTGTCATTGATCCAAGGCGAACACCGAATGCATATAAGGAAATCACGGAATATGAGTATGATCGGGACAAAGAGGGAAATGTGATAAGTGGCTATCCTGACGGAAACGACCACGCAATCTCGGCACTTAGGTATGCTTATGAGCCGTTATTTAACAGGAGGGGGTACAGTGCATAAAATGTTAGATAGGTACTTTTCAGATAAAATAAATAAATTCTTAAGCATCGGTTTAAAAATATATGGATCATCTGAAATTGACAAAATCTTAAAAGTTGTAGAATATGAAGACATTATTGTGCGAGATACTTCTGTAAAATGGATGGATTTTAAAAGGTAGATTAAATGGGACTTATAACAACACTAAAAAGGTGGTTTAACATGATTTTTAAAAAACAAGCCGAAGAGGATTTTAATATCCAGGCAGCAGAATTTCCGGAGATGGAATCACTGATTAATCGGTGTGCGAACATCTACAGAGGCGCGCCGGAATGGTTAGATGATAAGAATAATATCAAGACAATTAATTTTGCCAAATCTGTCTGCTCAGAAACAGCCCGGCTCGCAACATTGGCGATCGGCATTCAGATAGACGGCTCCGCAAGGGCTACGTGGCTACAGGAGCGGATTGATAAAGTATATTTCCAGATACGCCACTGGGTAGAATATGGTTGTGCTTATGGAACGGTGTTTATTAAGCCGAACGGTGAGAGCCTTGACGTATTCACTCCGGCAGACGTGATGATTGTGGACTATGACAATCAGGAAATAAAGGGGATTATATTTAAGGATTCCTATACTGTTGGACGGAAATACTACACACGGCTTGAATATCATAGATTTGTTGAGACTACAATGGACGGCGTGACAACCTATCCGTACTACGTTTCTAATAGAGCCTACGTATCAAAATCTCCTCAGAGCATCGGTGATAAGATTGACCTTAAACAGACCAAATGGGCCGACCTCATGGCAGATACACCACCGATTCTCAAAGCAAACGGGGAGAAGCTGGACGGCCCTCTGTATGGAGTACTGCGAACACCACAGGCGAACAATGTGGATATCAGTACACCACTTGGACTTCCAATATTTGCCGAAGCTATCGAAGAACTGAAGGACCTCGACATTGCATACAGCCGTAATGCAAAAGAAATCCTTGATTCTAAGAGGATTGTTCTGGCAGATGAAAGGTTACTCCTTCCAAGCGGATCACCTGTATCCTCTATGGCACCACAAGCCATGAAGCTTAGATCAAAAGAATTTGGGCTTCCAGATTATGTGAAGAATGTTTTTGGAGATGATGCAGGGTCTTTCTATCAGGAAATAAATCCGATACTTAACACAGATACCCGTATAGCCGGCATAAATGCCCTTTTAAGCCAGTTAGGATACAAAATTGGATTCTCCAATGGATATTTCGTATTTAATGAATCTAGCGGCATTCAGACGGCTACAGGAGTGGAAGCGGAACAGCAGAGGACAGTTCAGTTCATCAAAGACGTTCGAGACAAACTGGAATCCTGTCTGGATGAAGTAATCTACGCATTGAACGTTTACGCTGACCTGTACGGACTTGCACCTGTCGGAGCTTATGAAGTCAATTATGATTTCGGAGATATTCTCTATGTTAGAGAAAACGACCGTGCAAGATGGTGGCAGTATGTGACTACCGGCAAGGTCCCGGCGTGGTTATATTTCGTGAAGTTTGAAGGAATGACGAAAGACGAGGCGGTATCAATGACAAAAGAAGCAGAAAATACACAAGCAAAAGGATTATTTGATGATGAATAAAAAAGAGGGATTTATTTTCCCTCTGAATTAGATTTTAAATAATCAGATATTAATTTTTCGAGAATAGATGCTACGGAACACTTTTCTTTAATTGCAAGAATTTTAATTTGTTCCAATAAATTTTCATCTATGGTAGTCGTAAATTTAATTTTACTCATTATGACACCTCCTTTAATATGAATATACCATAAATACGTATAGACGTAAAGAATAAAATATGCTACAATATACGTGAATAAGTATATACGTATAAAAGGAGAACATAATATGAAGAATCAGATAAGATTGCATCTTGAGGGTGAAAGATATGGAAAGCTTGTAGTTACGGAAGAAGCCGAACCAATTTATAGTAAAACAGGAAAAATGATTCGGAGATGGAAGTGTAAATGTGATTGTGGAAATATCACAATCGTTAGACATGGAGATTTAAGAAATGGAAGTACTGTAAGCTGTGGCTGTTATAACCATGAAAAAGAATCGGCGGTGAAAACCCACGGGTATTCTCGTACAAAACTTGGAAATGTTTTTGAGGGAATGAAGCAGAGATGTAATAATCCCAAAAATAAAAACTATGAAAAGTATGGAGGAAGAGGAATAGAAATCTGTACGGAATGGTTAAATGATCCGAAAAAGTTCTTTGACTGGGCTATAAAAAATGGATATAAAGAGGGCTTGTCTATCGACAGGATAGACGTAAATGGAAACTACGAACCAGATAACTGCCGCTGGGCTGACAACGAAACCCAATGTCTAAACCAGAGACTAAGAAAAGACAATAAGACAGGATATAAGGGTATTTATTATAGTGAGGGAGTGTATAGGGTGCAAATTAGAAGAAACAAGAAGAGATATTACTTTGGATCATATAAAACATTATCTGAGGCAGTAAAAGCTTTAGAAGAAGCGAAAGCAATGGTCAAAGAAGCTCAGCCAGACGAACCAAAACTGTTTGGAGATGAGTAGTTATGTTAAGCCCAGAATATTTACGGCAAATTACAGAGGGCAGTGAACAAATTGCAGAAGAACTGCACCAGTATATCATCTCTGAGATCGTGTCGCGAATGATGGCAAGAATCGGCAGAGGCGAGGATTATATCCTAACCAATGCCGATGCGTGGAGAATCAGAACGCTACAGGAATCTGGTGAACTGCTAGAGGACATTCTGGCAGAATTATCAAAATACACCAAACGTGAACAGCAGGAACTTCTTGAAGCGTTTGAGGATGCCGGAATCACTGCAATGAATTACGATGATAAGGTATATAAGGCAGCAGGGTTAAGTCCTGTACCGCTTGAGCAGTCTCCAGCTATGATAAGGCTCATGGAGCGAAATATGCTTGCGACTATGGGAGAGTGGAAGAACTTCACGAGAACAACCGCAAGTGCCGCTCAGAGGTTATATATCGAGCAATGCGACCTTGCATATAACCATGTGATGAATGGGGCAGTTGGGTATACGCAAGCCATCAAAGAGGCAGTTAATAACGTTGTATCAGATGGTGTAACGGTCACATATCCATCTGGCAGAAAAGATACGATTGAAACCGCAGTTGCACGTTCTGTTAGAACTGGTGTGGCACAGGCTACGGGAGATATATCCCTAAAACGCATGGAAGAAATGGACTGGGATTTAGTTCTGGTCAGTGCTCACATAGGAGCCAGAACAGGTGACGGCGGTGAGAATCCGGGCAATCACTCATGGTGGCAAGGCAAGATATACTCTCGTTCTGGCAAGAGTAAGAAATTTCCTCCGTTCTCATTGACCGGATACGGGACGGCAAGTGGACTGTCAGGGGTCAACTGCCGGCATAGCTTTGGAGCCAGTGATGGGGAATTTAATCCTTATACAGAATTATCAGCACAGGACAAAGCTGACAAAGGTAAACAGTACGAAAAAGAACAGAGACAACGTACTTATGAACGAAGAATCCGAAAAACAAAACGGGAAGTTCTCGGAATGCAAGCGGCGGTTGATAACTGTAAGGACGAACAGACAAGATTTGCACTCCAGCAAGACCTTGACCGGAAGTCTTTTCTTCTCCAAAAACAAAATGCTGCATATAAGGATTATTGCAAACGGAATGACCTGAGGGAACTGCAAGACCGGCTCATGATCGCGAAGTGGAACCGTCAGAGCGCCGCAAAAGCCAGAGGAGCGGCAAAGAGATATGAAACAGCAAAGGGGATTGGCTGATGGATAGATGGGAATATTTCAATCCGAATCCTGTTAAGGATAAGAGAACAGGAGATTGCGTTGTCCGGGCAATATGCAAAGCAACCGGCTTCGATTGGGAAACGGTATTCGCTGGATTAATGGTACAGGCATGTACTCTGTCAGATATGCCGAGCGCGAATTATGTCTGGGGTGCGTATCTCTATAAGCATGGATACAGACGCAAACTGATAGAACAGTCAGAGCGATATATCTATACAGTCAACGACTTCTGTACAGACCATCCGACAGGTACGTATATCCTCTGCATAGATGGTCATGTGGTGACAGCACAGAACGGCAAATATTTTGATACATGGGATTCCGGTAATGAGATCCCGGTATATTACTGGGAAAAGGAGTAGTTAAATGAGCATATCAGAATTTGTACAGATTTTCCTCTCTATCTGCGGAGGGGTGTCTATTGTCGGAGGAGCGGCGGCTGTAATCTTTAAATGGATTACTCCGGCATTCCGACTTAATAAGCGAGTAGAGACACTGGAAGAACATGATAGACGAGATTATGAAAGTCTTCAGAGAATTGCAGAACGTGACTCATTAATTCTGGAAGTGTTATCGACTATGCTGGATAGCCAAATCAGTGGGAACAATGTCGAGGAGCTAAAAAAAACAAAACAGAAGCTCACGGAGTATCTTGCACAGAATCAACGTTAATTGCATTAATAAGGGGTATGCTCATGAAGTTATATGTATTCACTAAGAAAGATATAGACAGGTTCTTGACAGAGTGTAATTTTACGCCGGACGAAGAAAAACTGTTTCGGCTGAGATGTAAGGAACACACTCTTGAGTACTGCGCTGAGGAAATGAACGTGAGCATATCCACGGCAAAACGATTAAGCCGGAGGGTGAACAATAAAATAATTAAAGTATGCTGATACTTTTCAGATACTTATATGGGTCTTAGACGAACTGTCTAAGGCTCTTTTTTTATGTAAAAATAGTCATAGAAAGTCATAGAATAAGTCATAGAATAAGTCATAGGAGGTGTACGAGATGGCATTATATAACAATCCTTATCAATATAGTTTTGGCGTTCCGGGGCAGATGAACCAATTTCAGCAACAGCCTGTCCAGATGCCAGCTCAACCAGTACAGCAAGAGACATTATCGACAGCCAGAATGCAGGGACAAGAGCGATTCTTGACTATCTCTGCAATGAAAAGATTTCCAACTTACAGGCTGAAAATAACGACCTCAGACGTGCCGCTTCTCAGGATCGGCAGAGTGCATTACTCACAACTGCAATGGCTTCACAGACACAGCAGCTTATTAATGCGATCAATCCAGCACCGATCCCGGCATATCAGGTTCCTAATCCGAACACATATTACGGATGCGGATGTAACACTGGATGCAATTGCTGATAACTTCATATCGAGAGTATCTTTCGATTGATTTCGGATGTCGGCTTACGCCGTATTACACAGAGGGGCAGGCTGAGACCTGTCCTTTTGTGATATGAAAGGAGTATTTTTATGGCAGAATTTACAAATGTAGCTGCTCAGACTGTAGCAGCAAATGGAAACGTAGTATTTTCAAACACAGCAGTCAAAGGTTCTAACTGTATTCAGCACAGAGAGGGAAGCGGAATCATCACCCTGAGAGGACTGACCAACCAGTGTAAAGCAAGATTCTTCGTGGATTTTTCTGGTAATATCGCAATTCCAACAGGCGGCACTGTCGGAGCTATTTCTCTGGCTATTGCAATCTCTGGCGAACCGGTATTATCTTCACAAATGATTTCCACACCGGCAGCAGTAGACCAGTACAACAATGTGTCCTCTGGTATCTATATTGATGTACCTCGCGGATGTTGCGTTAATATCGCAGTAGAGAACACGAGCGATCAGGCTGTTTCTGTTGCGAATGCAAACATTGTTGTGACCAGAGAAGCGTAGGAGGTGTGATTATGAGAGACATTAAAGACTTATGTGCAAGAATCGAAGATGAACTGTCCAAAATCGCTGATAACGGACTGACCACCGGAAATCTGGATATGACATATAAGCTGATTGACATGTACAAAGATATCAAGAATACGCAGTACTGGGATAAGAAAGTAGAGTACTACAACACTGTCCTTGATGAGATGCGTGGCGGCGGATACAATGACGATTACAGCGAACGCGGAAGAAAACGCGACAGCATGGGGAGATACAGCTCAAATGATGGCAGAATGATGCCGGATTACGACAGAGGTAGCTCTTATGCCAGACGGGGCGAACATTACGTCAGAGGGCATTACAGCCGTTCTGACGGACGAGATGCTTATGACGACTATATGACGCAGAAACAGAGCTATCGTTCCGGCAAATCTGAGGACTGCAAGAGGAAGATGCTTGCCGCATTGGAAGAACACCTTGACGAGCTTACTACAGAAATGAGCGATATGTCCAAGGATGCAGAGTGCAGGGAAGAACGTGATCTTGTTAAAAGATACGTGGAAAAGCTCCGGGATATGCTCTAATTAGTTAAAACATGTACCACAACTTTTGGGATACTTTGTGGTAAAATATATTCATAGGGAAGATTCGTAAGTGGTTGCCGCCACTTGACATAGACATTTTTTTTCATTGATTCCTCCTTTCACGGGTGCGTGTCCTTAATAGAAAATGCAGTGACCGGATTGTCACATAAGAAGCATGAGGTTGAAAAGCGGATGCAATTTCCGACGCGTACCATCGCTGTCTATGCGATCATGTAGACAGTGTGCACCTCCTTGTAAAAGGTAAATGGGCGGATGGATGCCCGAAACAACTCGTGGCAGGCATGACACGTTAAACACCTTGCTAACCCGGGAATCCGGGTTAATGGAATGTAGCTCAGTGGCAGAGCAATGTATAAACTACGTGTCGCAGGTTCGATTCCTGCCATTCCGATTACCCTGCCAGTGGTCTAACTGGCTTAATCCACTTACCTGCGGCGGCAGGTCAATAAACACGACCAGGAGGATGTTATGCAGAAACTTATTGACACATTAAAATCATTTGGAATTGAAATCCCGGAAGACAAGCAGGCAGATGTGAAGAAAGCACTCTCTGAGCATTATAAGAATGCTAAAGAAGTAGCGAAAACTCTGTCAAAAGTCGAAGGAGAGAGAGACAGCTGGAAAGAACGTGCTGAGACAGCAGAAGAAACCTTAAAAGGCTTTGACGGTATTGACCCGGCAAATGTTAAAAGTGAGTTAGAGACCTGGAAACAGAAAGCGGCAGATGCAGAAAAAGAATTTAATGCAAAGATCTATGACCGTGATTTCTCAGACGCACTCAAAGCAGCACTCGATGATGTTAAATTTTCAAGCGAAGCGGCAAAGAAATCAGTCATGGCAGACATCAAAGAAGCAGGTCTTAAGCTGAAAGACGGCAAAATCCTTGGGTTGAACGATCTGATCGAACAGATGAAGCAGTCTGACGCATCCGCTTTTGTAGATGAATCTCAGCAGCAGGCTCAGCAGCAACAGGCAAGATTTACCACTCACGTTGGACATCAGCAGACACCGGGAAGCATGACGAAGAAAGATATCGAAGCAATCAAAGACCCGTCTGAGAGACAGGCGGCGATCGCTCAGAACATCCAGTTATTCCAGTGATTTTTTACACCGACTATACACCAGAGTATAGCCGCTAACCCAATACCTTAACAATTATGGGTAGAAAGGATTTTTTATATGGCAGCAAAAGCTAATCTTATCATGACGAATGATATTCAGGTCACAGCACGCGAGATTGACTTCGTTACCAGATTTGAAAGAAACTGGCAGCACTTACGTGATATTCTGGGTATCATGAGACCTATCAAAAAACAGCCGGGTGCTGTACTCAAGTCCAAGTACGCAGAGGGTACTTTGCAGAGAGTACTTGTCGGTGAGGGCGAGGAAATCCCTTACAGCAAGTTTACTGTAAAAGAAAAGAACTATGCGGAAATGACCATTGAGAAGTACGCAAAGGCTGTATCTATCGAAGCAATCAAGGATCACGGTTATGAGAACGCCGTTCAGATGACCGATGATGAATTCCTTTTCCAGCTTCAGACTGACGTTACCGGCAGATTTTACGATTATCTGAAAACCGGTACACTTACTTCCACAGAAACAACATTCCAGATGGCTCTGGCGATGGCCAAGGGTCGAGTAGAAAACAAATTCAAACAGATGCACAGGAATGTGACTGGCGTTGTTGGATTTGTCAATATTCTGGACGTATATGAATACCTTGGAGCAGCTGAGATTACTATTCAGAATCAGTTCGGTTTCCAGTACATGAAAGATTTCATGGGATTCAACACAATCTTCCTGTTATCTGACAGTGAGATTCCAAGAGGGCAGGTTATTGCAACTCCTGTTGAGAACATCGTCCTGTACTATGTTGACCCGAACGAATCTGACTTCGCAAGAGCAGGTCTTGTGTATACCGTTTCCGGTGAGACAAACCTGATCGGATTCCATACTCAGGGCAACTATCACACAGCAGTGTCTGAGGCGTTTGCGGTTATGGGACTTACTCTTTTTGCGGAGTACATTGACGCAATCGCAGTAATCACCATTGATGAGACACCAACGCTTGGCACTCTGACAGTAAATTCCGTGGCTGAAACAGCAAGCGGTGATACAAAAATTACCGTAAATCCGACTAAGGAAAATGCCAACAACGTATATAAATACAAAGTTGCAGCAGATGCAGTAACTGTCGGATATGGCCAGAACCTCAGAAACTGGACTTCTTGGGACGGAAAAGCTGACATTAAGGCGGCAACTGGACAGAAGATCACAGTAGTTGAGTGTGACGGAACATACAAAGCACTGAATGCCGGAAGTGCGACTGTAACAGCAAAATCATAAATGTAGGAGGTAACTGGCATGGCTTATGCAGATTATAAATTCTATACAGAATCATTCGGCAATGTCGTGCCAGAAACCGAATTTCCACGACTGGCAGAAAGAGCCAGTGATTTTGTGGACACAATGACGTTTGACAGGTTGGTGGACGGACTGCCAACAAACGAACGTTCGCAAAAACGTATCAAAAAGGCGGTCTGTTCATTGACTGAATTAATGTATCAGATTGAACTTGCTGAGAAGAATGCTACCAATGCCGCTGTGAGCGGTACGTCAACCGCAATCGGGTCCGGTGGTAGCACGACAGGCATTGTAACATCTGTGTCTTCCGGCAGTGAATCCATCTCTTACGCAACGCCACAGCAAATTGGGGCAAGTGCAAAGGAATGGAGTGCGGTGTATGCTGCCGCCGGAGATGTGCAGAAAACGAACGACTTGCTCTTAAAGACAGCTTTGCCGCTTCTGATGGGAGTAAGGACGGATGATGGAATACCGATTCTTTATGCGGGGGTGTGAGTATGAAATGCAGACAGTGCGGAAAAGAACTTAAGCCACATTGGAGTACCGACATTTGCCTTGAATGTTCAAGGGAAAATATGAAAAAGATATTCAGAGAAAATCCCGAAGTAAAGCAGGCATTCCGTGAAACTATTGAAGAACTTAAAAAGCCTGAAAATGTTGAGAAAATGGCTAAAAATACAGCTGATTTTATGAATGCTATTCAGGCGTTAAGGGGTGATAAATAATGGACATTTCAACATTAGGCTCATGTATAGCAATCGTTATGATTTGCTATATCGTAGGAATGGGCTGCAAAGCATCAAAAAGAATCTCTGATGAATGGATTCCAGTAATCATGGCGGTTATTGGTGGAATTCTCGGAGCAGTCGGAATGGGAGTTATCCCGGACTTCCCGGCAACGGATTATATCACAGCGGTTGCGGTCGGTATGTTTAACGGATTGTCGGCTACTGGTGTGAATCAGGTTATTAAGCAGACAGTGCAGAAAGAGTGATTTTATGGGTGGACGTGGTGGAAGTAGTGGACTAAGTTCCAGCGGAACCAGCGGACTTGATGTAATCAGAAATGGTGAAACAACGAGGTATTATTTCTCAAACAAGAACGGGCGGCACTACTATCAGATTGGAATAGGTGGTGCGCCACAGCCTACTCCGCTGAATATTTCTTTCCGGCTATAATGCTATGATTGAACGATTACACCCAGAAAGCATTGTCTTTTACGGGAAAGTGCCGGAAGAATGCAAAGGTAATATTGTTAGAATCAAGGCATTCCACGACAGATTTTCAAAAGCAATATGTGAAGGATAGGAGGGTATCATGTACGAAAAAACGGTGACGATTTTTAATTATTACGAATCAGCCACGACAGAAGATGCGTACTGGCATCCTCATGTTTTATCCGGCGTTGACCTCATTACGGACAAAGGGGCAATCCTTAAAAAGTACGGGCCAGACGCAACTGACAACGCACAGTTACACGTTCGATACACTGCCCAGAATGGTGACATAACCATTACCGATAGAGACGGCAAGATTCTTCCATGGGTGCCGCCTAAAGAGTGGAAAAGGCAGATTAACAACGCTCTGGAAGACACTATCACATTCTCGGACGAGTCATTTTTTTGGGAGGGTGAGTGGAATGGTGGAACGGTATCTGACAGTGATTATCGAAATGGATTCTACCAGTACATGAATGAGAATAAGGATAACGTGTTTAAGATTACCAGTGTAGGCGGTCCGTATACACTGATTCCGCATTTTGAGATTTTGGGTAAGTAATATGAGTAAAATTCATCATTTTAAAGGGTTCTCCGTAGTTGATGGAGATATGAAAATAAAGCTAAATATGGACAGATTCTCCAGGCAGTACCAAGAAGCTCAATATCTCCTTGACGGAATGGTCATGGACAGTATGGTTCCATTTATGCCGATGATTACAGGGGACTTTATCAACCGAACAAGAATTGAAAGTACATCCTTGCAAGGAACTGGACTTGTGTGTGCAGCGGCGGCTCCTTATGGGCGTTTTCTGTATGAAGGAAAAGGAATGGTTGACGAGTTGACCGGAAGCCCCTATGCAAGACGTGGAGCAAAGAAAGTCCTTGTCAGTCAGTTCTCTGGTCGGACAGCTGCAAAGGAAAATCTTGAATACACCAAGCAGGCACACCCGCAGGCACAGGCAAAGTGGTTCGACGCCGCTAAACGACAATATGGTAGCACATGGATTCGCAAAGTAAAAGCACAGGCAGGAGGCGGCAGACATGGCAGATAAGCCTATTGGAAAAGATGCAACTGGATATGAAATCCTGACAGATGCCATGAAAGCACTTCTGAATCAGTATCCAGGACTATACGAAAATGAAACAATCAAATTTGAAGAACTTGGCAAGGAATCGGGAATTGCGTTCTCGGCAGATAACGGAGCGTTGGTCTATTCAGAAAAAGAAGATGTTTGCGGAATAATGCACCAAATTTGTCAGTACCCATTTTACGTGGTATATCGTACAGCATCTGACAAAGAAAGGCAGAAACTATCTGTTCAGAAGTTCCTTGACAATCTCGGTAAATGGATATGCCGAGAACCAGTTACCATAAATGGCTCTGAGACACGTTTAAATGCGTTTCCTGAGCTTTCTCAGGGGCGAGTGATAAAACGTATCACACGCGATAACTCATATGGTTTAGAGCCACAGGAGAGTGGCGTGCAGGACTGGTTATTGCCATTGTCAGTGCGCTATGAAAACACATATGAAGTAATATAACGAGTAACAACCGGCTATCAATTAGAGATAGCCGCTAACCTACACAGCCTTTTAAAAGTTATAGGCAGAAAGGATATTTCTATGGCAGTTACAGGCAAGATTGACCGTAAATATATGGCTCATTATATCAATGCAGGTTCTCTCTGTGGAGGACCGACACAGAAGTATGAACGTCTTGGAAAAGATCTGGAAGAGTATAACGTAGAACTCAATCCAGATACCGAAACATCTAAAAACATTCTTGGAGAATCCACATTCAAACATAACGGCTACGAAGTTTCTTCTGACGCTGATCCGTTCTATGCAGACACTACTTCTAATCTGTTCACGGCATTACAGAAGATCGTAGATGGACGTCTCAAAGACGATAACCTCAAGACAAAAGCAGTTGAGGTTCACCTTTGGACAGAAGCTGCAGCAGGCAAGTATGAAGCATATCAGCAGGACTGCTACGTTGTGCCGACCTCCTACGGTGGTGACACATCCGGCTATCAGATTCCGTTTACCGTCAACTATGTTGGCGAACGTGTAAAAGGAAAGTTTGATATTAGTTCCGGTACGTTCACAGCCGACAGCGAATAAGCACATATACAAGGAGGACATGCTAAATGGCAAAAGTAATTAATACAAAAATTGATGATGGAATTCTCATTTTTACATTCACCAACAATGAAGATGAAGTTTTTTCTTCTTTCAAACTTAACCCGACGGACATCAATGTAGCAGCACGTGCAGAGGAACTGACAGAATATTTTGAGCAGCTCAAAGATTCTATTCAGAAAGTCACTTCCGGTAAGGAAATGGCTGAACTCAATAAACAGATTGAAGACAAAATCAACTATCTGCTCGGATACGAAGCATCAAAAGACCTGTTCAAAGAACCGATCACAGCAACCACTGTATTCGGCAATGGCCAGGTATTCGCTTATATCGTCCTGGATAAGATCGCAGAAGCAATCGCACCGGAAATCGAAAAGAGAAAAAAGAAAATGCAGGCAGCAGTCAATAAGTACACGGAGAAGTATACAAAATGACCGCCTATGAGCTCCCCACCTCACTCAACATCAGTGGGGTGGATTTTTCTATTAGAACCGATTTTCGTGTGATTATAGATATTCTGATTGCCATGAATGACCCGGAGTTGGATGAACAGGCGAAAGCAGTTGTTATGCTACAGATTCTGTTTGAGGACTGGCAGAATATACCGGCTGAGTGCCTGGACGAAGCTTGTCAGAAAGCATCGGAGTTCATCGACTGCGGACAGTTGGACGATAACCCGAACCACCCGAAACCCCGTTTGATGGACTGGGAGCAGGATGGAGATATGATCGTTCCGGCTGTGAACAAAGTTGCCGGTAAAGAAATCAGAGCCGTTCCATACATGCACTGGTGGACGTTTTTCGGATACTTTATGGAATCCGGCGAGTGCCTGTTCAACACAGTTGTTGGAATCCGGTCAAAAAAGGTAAAAGGCGAACGTCTGGATAAATGGGAAAAGAAATTCTATCAGGAAAGCAAGAACATTATTGATATAAAAACACGTCTCAGCGAAGAAGAGCAAGCTTATAAAGATAAGCTGAATGAGATGCTGGCCTCAAATAGTTAGGAGGTGGACACATGGCTGCTGATGGCTCAGTCATTATTGATACCAGAATGGATACAACCGGTGTCCGAAATGGCGTATCAGCTATAAAACAGTCATTTAACGGCCTTGGAAGTGCTGTAAAAAAAATCGGTCTGCTGATTGGCGGGGCGTTTGCTGTCGGCAAATTAGCGCAGTTTGGGAAAGAGTGCGTGGAACTTGGCTCTGATCTGGCAGAAGTTCAGAACGTGGTCGATGTTACATTTACAACCATGTCGGATAAGGTCAACGAATTTGCAAAGAACGCTATGACCTCAGCCGGACTGTCAGAGACAATGGCAAAAAGGTATGTTGGTACGTTCGGAGCAATGTCTAAGTCGTTCGGCTTCTCTGAAGCGCAGGCTTATGATATGTCAACAGCTCTGACACAGCTGACTGGTGATGTGGCATCATTCTATAACATCAGTCAGGACTTGGCTTATATCAAGCTGAAATCAGTGTTTACAGGCGAAACAGAAACGCTCAAGGACCTCGGCGTGGTAATGACCCAGTCGGCACTTGACCAATATGCACTTGCAAACGGCTATGGCAAAACCACATCTGCCATGACCGAACAGGAGAAAGTTGCTCTCCGCCTGGCTTTTGTGCAGAAACAGTTATCGGCTGCATCTGGAGACTTTATCCGTACTTCTGACAGCTGGGCGAACCAAGTCAGGGTAATGCAGTTGCAGTTGCAGTCTCTCAAGGCAACAGTCGGACAGGGACTGATTAATATTTTCACACCTGTTCTGAAAGTAATTAACGTTCTGCTCGGTAAGCTGGCAACACTGGCAAATGCTTTCAAAAGCTTTACGGAGCTTATCACTGGTAAGAAATCATCAGGCCAGACAAGTGGAAGTGGAGCAGGTCTCACAGGCGATGCAAGTGGTGTGCAGGATACGGCAGATGCTTACGGGCAGGCAGCAGACAATGCCAGCAAGCTTGCGGATTCTACAGAAGATGTAGCTGATGCCACAAAAGATGCGGCAAAAGCGGCGAAAGGATATCTTAGTCCGCTCGATGAAATTAATCGGTATTCTACACAGGATACATCATCAACAGCAAGTAAAACTCCGTCGGCATCCGGTAGCGGGAGTGGCGGCGGCGGAACATCTCTTCCGAGTGCAGTCAGCAACGTAGATTATGGAAAAGTAGCAGAGGGTGAAACCGCTCTGGATAAAATCAGCAAATCAGCTGAAAAGCTTGCGAAGCTCTTAAAAAAACTCTGGAAACCATTTCAAGATGCTTGGAAAAAAGAGGGCAAGAATACCATTGATGCGGCACAGATTGCCCTGTCTGGAATTGCAAAGCTCGCCAAGAGTGTAGGCAAAAGCCTAGTTGAAGTCTGGACAAATGGTACAGGCACAACGATGCTTACGACCATGCTGAAGATTGCTCAGAATGTGCTTAAAACTATCGGTAACATTGCATCCGGCTTTGCTGACGCATGGAACAAGAACAATGTCGGGACACAGATTATTCAGAACATTGCAGATGCTCTTGTAGTAGTTATGCAGTTTGTTGAGAAAATTGCAGAGGATACGGCAACATGGGCGGCAAATTTGGACTTCTATCCATTGTTGGAATCCATTAGCAATTTGACGAGTGCATTTGCACCAATTCTGGAATCTATCGGGAACGTCCTTGAATGGATTTATAAAAATATTGTTCTCCCGATGTTGACATGGATTATTGAGGTAGGACTTCCGACAGTGATTAATCTAGTGTCAAAAGTAGCTACATTTCTCGCCGATCATCAGCCGATAGTTGAAGCGTTCGGTGCGGCCCTGATCGGGGCGTTCGCTGCAGCAAAGATTGCAGGATTGGCATCAAGTGTTATTAAGAGCGTGTCTGGGATAGCTATGGCCGCAAAGGGGCTTATCGCACTAATGACTGGTACGGGCGGCATCATGGGCGGAATCAAAGCTATTGCAACAGCTATCGGCCCTGCCGGAATTTTCGTAATCGCAGTCAGCGCTGCTATAGCAATCGGAGTGCTGCTGTACAAGAACTGGGACAAGATCAAAGAAGCTGCTACAAAACTAAAAGACTGGGTTATTGGAAAAACAAGGGCGCTTGTTGACGGAGTGACAAAGAAGTTGACAAATCTCAAAGAAAAAATTGGCGGGGTTTGGAAGTATGCGCGTGAAAAAACTACGACAACTTTTGGAAGTATGTGGAATACGGTGACTACAAAAGTAGGGGCCATTAGAGATGCTATAGTCAGTAAATTCGCAAACGCAAGAGACACGGTGGTTGACACGTTCACGAAAATTAGAGACACGGTAGCAAGCGTGTTTAATGGCGTTATTGGAATCGTAAATGGAGCAATCGGAACTATTAATAGTGCTATCGGCACAGTCGAATCAGCGTTCTCTTTTGGACCATGGAAAGTCCCGACCCCGACTGGTTCAAAGACTATCGGATTCAAAGCTACTTTTCCGCGTGTTCCAACAGTTCCGTATTTAGCCAAAGGTGCAGTTATTCCACCAAGAAGCGAGTTCCTTGCGGTCTTAGGCGACCAGAAACAGGGTAACAACATCGAGACACCGGAAGCTCTGCTCAGAAAGATCGTTCGGGAAGAAACAGCAGGGCGACAGGCAGGCGGTGGAAGCTACCGGTTTACAGCGCAGATCAATCGCAGGACACTGTTTGATGAGATGATGAAAGAAGCGCAGATGAGACGAGATACAAGCGGCAAAAACCCGTTTGAAATGGCATAGAAAGGATGGCGTTATGGAAAAATACAAAATCAATGGAACAGTAATTTGGCAACCGGATAAAGACCTTGCGCTCTCCTTTGCCACGACTTACACGGAATCCAGTCAGAGGACACAATATGGTGTAGGCTACTTTACGCCGATGTTTACCGTAGAGCAGTATACATATAAGGGTAGTGACCTCCCAATGGAGGAAGCAACTAAGATTTTGCAGATGGTAGCAAAAGGACATAAATTTACGCTACATTATTTCTCGCCGTATTACGGAGTTTGGAGAGACGCTCCATTCTACGTGGGTCAGACGCAAAACATAGCCATCGGGGAACTGTCGGATGATAGAAAACTTTTATCATCATTAGAATTTAATATGACGGGGGTGAATCCACTGTGATTAACGTAAGTAACGCATTTAGAGAAAGGCTTGAAGCTGGCGAACCAGTCAGAATGGTAGTGGATATCACCTTTCCTGACGGAACAAAAAAGACCATTAATAAAGATATCATGAACGGCGACAACGGATTTTCCGACTGTGCAGATAGCAGCAGTTTTCCAGTCGGCGTTACTGTCTGTAAAACGCTGACGCTGAGTATTAATAACGATCAGGAGCAGTGGAAGAACTACAACTTTTACGGAGCTAAGATTCATGCTTATCTGAAGCTTCAGACGTCGTATGCGGCACCGGAGTCTGTAAGCACGCTGCTGGACGAAAGTTATAACCCGATTCTGGACAGTACCGGTGATCCTATCATCGCAACACAGGCAGCTACGAAAGACATCATTGAAACTATTGACAAGGGAGTCTATACGGTCACTACGCCAGAGCAATACTCAGATATCATCAATGTTACGGCGCTGGATGATATGTATAAGGCGAATAAGACATATACCAGCGGATTAAAACTGCCGCAGTCGCTCATTAACCTTGTCAGAGATGCTTGTAAGACTGTCGGCATAGGTATGAATCTGACCATGGACCATGGCGATATTATAATAAGAAGCGTTCCTGACAGTATGACGTTTCGCCAGTTGTTCGGATATGCGGCTATGGTTGAGTCTGCGAATGCCCGGATTGATTATTCCGGGAATCTCCAGTTTGTAAAATGGGATTTTGGGAAAATGGAATCTGACAATGCCGCGACTGTGGATACAGATGGTTTTGTTCATTTCGGCGATGCTAACCCGTCTATTGATACCGACGGTTTTGTTTCTCTGCCAGGATGGACTATTAACGCAGAGGGATTCCTGGCTCTCACATCCGGCCCAGGCAGTGACGTTCAGAGATTGATGGCCTATGCGAACCCACCTGCGCTTTCCAGTGATGATATAGTCATAACTGGAATCAAGGTAATGAACGGGCAGTCAAACGACGATGCTAATACTGATTATTCCGGCATGTACGGAGAGGAAGGATACGTCCTTGAACTTGAGAACGAGCTGATTGATACCGATCAGCTTCAGACAGTGGCAAATATTATCGGCGAGCAGATTGTAGGGGCACGATTCCGGAATCTTGAAGGCGATCTGGTATACAACCCGCTCGTCGAGTTTGGCGACATGGTATACACTTACGACCGATTAGGGAATAAGTACCTTACTCCTCTGACAGACGTTTCCGGAAATGTAGGCGGCCTGACTACAGTTAAGACACAGGCTGATGATCCGATCAGAGGCAGTAGTGATTTTTACGGGAATAGCACAAAAGCTATAGTTGCGGCACGCCAGATGGTCCGAAAAGAAACGTCCGCAAGAGAAGAGGCTATACGGAGATTAGCTGAAACACTCAATTCTTCGAGCGGCCTGTATATGACGCAGGAGCCACAACAGGATGGCAGTATCATATACTATATGCACAACAAGCCGACCATAGCAGAATCTAACATAATCTGGAAACTGACGGCGGAGGCGTTTGCCGTGTCGATTGATGGTGGAAAAACGTATCCTTACGGCTTTGCGGTGACTGGCGAATTAATAACCAGACTGCTCTATGCGGAGGGCATTAATGCTGATTATATTAACGCAGGAACACTCGTCGTAAGAGACAAGAGCGGAAATGCGATATTTGAAGCAGACATGGACACCGGATCAGTTACTCTTGACGGAAGTTGCGTGACGATCGGCGGTAAGCCACTTGATGAAAAGATTGAAGATGTTGAGAACATGGCAGCTCTGGCCAGAAACATGACCATGCAGCTTGATAACGACTATCAGGGTATCCCAGTTGACAGTGATGGTAACTATACAGAGTTCCCGGAGTGCACCACAACGGCGACCGTCATGTACGGCACGCAGGATATCACGGATAACTGCACGTACACGATTACGACATCTCAGAACATACAGGGAAGTTGGAACAGGGAAACTAAGACGTACACTGTCACTGGACTGACCGCAGACAGCGGATGGGTGAACATCAAGGCGGCATACCTAAATAACCTTGTCGTGTCGAAACAGTTCTCCCTTGCGAAACAGTACGCCGGGCCGCAGGGAGTTCCGGGCGTTGATGGATATGATGGCAAGGACGGAGCAAACGGCATCCCGGGAAAAGATGGTAAAGACGGAAAGACACAGTACACGCACCTTGCTTACGCCAACAGTGCGGATGGCAAAACAGACTTTTCGGTAAGTGACGGAAACCGTGAATATATTGGAATGTACGTAGACTTCGTGGAAGCCGACAGCACAGACCCGACGAAGTATACATGGTCACTGATTAAGGGAGCAAACGGAGCACAGGGCGTGCCGGGAACACCGGGAGTGAACGGAAAAACGCCGTATTTCCACATCGCATATGCCAACAGTGCGGATGGTAGAACTGGTTTCTCCGTGGATGATAGCGTCAATAAGCTGTATATCGGACAGTATACCGATTACGCGCCAGACGATAGCACCGACCCGACGAAATATAGCTGGACAAAGATTAAGGGTGAACAGGGGACTGCCGGAAGGACTTACTTCTTCCAGAGCAATGCGGATGTGTTGCTGATGGGGGCAGACAAAAAGATAACACCGTCGTCACTCATTGTAGATTCGTTCTATCGTGATGGAAACGGAGAGATTGCACAGTCGCAGAAAGGCTGGTGGAAATTGGAAAAATCCACCGACAACGGCGCTACATGGTCGGCACTCACGGTATCGCAGACTGCGGCACTTGACCGGTTAAGTATTAATGTCAATAGCCTGTCACTCAATGCACATGACATGCTCAAGGTTTCGCTGTATTTTGACCAATCAAAAACCAAACTTGCGGACTATCAAACTTTTTCCGTTGCGGTCGATGTGGCGTCACTGACGCAGGAACAGATAGTTGATATTCTGTCAGACGGCGGAAAGTTCAAGGGGCTGTATTACGGTAAGGACGAAAGTGGGAACACTACGCTGTATATTTCGTTCAACGCCGCCAAAGGTGGAACGCTTGCACTCGGCGGGCAGAATGACGGAAACGGCTTGATGAAAATATACGATAGCTCCGGAAGTTTGATTTTAACAGTTGGACAAAATGGAATAGAAACTAGGGCAACGACGCTGACCGATAAAAATGCAAAAGGTAAAATTGCATTTAACAAGAAAGGTTTGACCTTTACTGAGGATATAGCGGGTGGTGGTACGGGTACAGGTGAAGACTTGCATCTTGAAAAAAGCATAATTTCATTCGATTCACTTGCTAACATCATAGGCGAGTTAGACAAACTGACAGTCCGTAAAGATGCCAAAATAGAAGGCAGACTCCTTTTTTATGATTATGAAAATCAAAGTAAAAAAGCGAGCGAAGCGGTAACGAGGCAACCCATAGCATCTGTTACTGCCGACGGGAATCGAGTAGCTTTTTTGAATTCTGACTATCACGCAAATGGATATGGAGCCGGTACCGAACATGGTAGTTATCGCCTTGGTGTAAAAGCACAGTGGGGCGGCCGTTCTTATGAAATGCATTATATTTATACGAATTTGAATATTTCCGACATCCGCTTAAAAGAAAACATCAAAAACAGTGAAACAGACGCTCTCGAAACGGTCAATCGCATGAAAGTCCGTCAGTTTGACTGGAAAGAGCGGATGGGTGGATGGCATCAAAACATCGGTTTCGTAGCGGACGAACTGGAAGAAATCGACCCGAACTTGGCTCTGGGCGGCGGATATGACGAAAACGGCGAGATGGACATTAAACAGATTAACAGTCCGTATCTTCTCAATTACGCCATTAAAGCCATACAGGAACTTAGCGCAAAGGTTGACGAGCAAGAGAAACGTATCAAGGAATTAGAAAGGAGATTACAAGATGGGAAAATTTAACGAGTACACACAGAAAGCAACACCGGCGGACAACGACACGATGATGATTTACGACGCAACATCGAAGCCAAACAAGCTTTCACCATTCAGCGGAATCTGGAACTGGATTGTTGGAAAACTGACCAATGCGGTTATCAGCAACTTGCAGACGAGCAACAAGACGGTGGTTGGAGCGCTTAATGAATTAAATAACCGGGTCTTCATTAAAACTCAAAATCTTTCAACGTTTTCTATAAATATTAAGCTTAATAAGAACACCTATACATCGTTTATCATGTACGGAGCAACTTCACAAAATAATGGATTTATGTACATTGTCTTTATTGATGTTGCATCGGCAAAACGGGCAGTAAATTTTATTAAAATTGCAGACTTTGTGGCAGGCAGGACTTTTTCGGGTACATACAGTGATGACACATCTACATTGACGATAAACGCCAACGATACCATATGGGGAGGCATTAAGTTGCTGATGTTTAAAGAGGAAAATTATTAAGTTGTTTCAATCGTAAATGGTTCGTAAGAATTCCCATTTAGTTGATTAAGAAACTTTGAAAATTTCATAAATATGTTTCATGATTTCATGAAAGGAGTTGATAGAATTGGAAATTAAAGGTATCGACGTATCATCCAATCAAGGAAAACCGGACTGGACGAAAGTAGCTAAATCCGGCATCAAATTCGCCATTTTAAGAATCCATCAGAAAGCAGGTGTTGACAGCTCATTCGAGTACAATTACAAGGGATGCAAGAGCAACGGAATCCTTATCGGCGGGTATAAATATTCGTACGCTCTGACACCGGCACAGGCGATTGATGAAGCGGAGGATGTGATTGCCGCACTGAACGGGCGAGGACTGGATTTCCCGGTGTTCTATGACCTCGAGTGGTCTAATCAGAGAAAACTTGGTAAACAGGCTATCGAAAACATTGCAGTCGCATTTCTGACAAGGATGAAAAAAGCTGGTTATAAGGTCGGTATCTACTGCAATCTGGACTGGTACAACGGCGTTCTGACTGACGCACTCAGAAAGTATGAGTGCTGGATTGCACATTACCCAGACCCCGATAATGGAACAATGCAAACAAGGGTAAAACCAAAAGTAGGAATCGGTTGGCAGTATTCCAGTAAAGGAAAAGTATCCGGTATCAGCGGAAATGTTGATATGGATGTGTTCTACAAGGATTATAGAGGAACGGCGCAGAAAGGAGAAACAAAAATGGTAAAAATCAGTAACTGCGGACATGATGAGAACGGAAGATATGCAGGCGGGAAAGCAGGAGACCAGACTGGCACAGAATATCGGATCATGAACTGGTACAGTAGACCGTGGCTCTGCGTCCTGAGATTCAATGACGCCAAAATCGCAGCCATGATCGCAGATATGGCGACAAAAGCGGCCCAGAATAATCTCATCGGGTACGATCAGGGTACTGCCGGAAACAGCAATGACCGGTATTCATTCTGGCAGCACTTAAAGGCAAGTAACTACGATCCGGCACAGATCACGGTAGCTTGTGAATCTGATTGCAGTGCGAGCACAGCAGCTATCGTCAAGGGGGCTGGGTATCGCTTAAATAACGCAAAACTCAAAGCGGTCAGTATCTATCTGACAACACGAAACATGAGGGCCGCAATGAAGGCTGCCGGTGCGAAAGTACTGACAGATAGTAAGTATCTGATATCTGGTGACTATCTAAAAGCAGGAGATATCCTCCTGAATGATAACCACCACGTGGCTATTGCTGTTACCACCGGCGCAAAAGTAAGTACGCCTTCAACCACGCTCACCGGTACCTTCCAGACAAGACTTCCGATTCTGAGAAAGGGCAGTTCCGGTACAGCCGTAGCAATGCTTCAGGCAATGCTGGGTGTGGAAGTTGACGGACAGTTTGGGAACGACACATGTAATTCCCTCAAGGTTTTTCAGAAAAATGTTGGTGTAAAGGCGAATGGAACTTGCGGCATTGATACCTGGAAGAAAGTGATTGAGCACATGAAGGCAAATACTAAATGACAAATTAAGCCCCTTGGAGTTAATCCTCGGGGCTTTTTTTCTTTTAACCAAATTTATGTTTTGATTGATTTTTTATTCAGAATAAGTTATATTGTTAACAGTCGCACAGGGGTTGAACTTATGATGTAAAGTTTCCTGTGTGGCAACAGTTTTAATCCGTTTAGTGCTAGGGTGGTAAGAATTGAAGCAATAATGAAAGGAGTAAATATATGAGCGAAGTTGATGCTTACATCAAGGAAAATACAAGGAGGAAAACCAATCAATGAAAAAATTCGAACTGACAGCAGAGTCAAAAATCAACATCTTTGGAAAGAAGCTTTTCCGTATCAAGGCGCTTATATCATTTGGAGATGTAGAAGAGGGAGAAACTGGTGGGTGGATTGAGAAAGAGGAAAACCTTGAACAGTCCTCCGGCGATGCATGGGTCTACGGCGATGCAGAGGTCTATGGCAATGCAAGGGTCTCCGGCAATGCAGAGGTCTCCGGCGATGCAAGGGTCTCCGGCAATGCAAGGGTCTCCGGCAATGCAAGGGTCTCCGGCAATGCATGGGTCTACGGCGATGCAGG